CCGTCTGGCGCTTGATCCCAATGACAACTATGCGCCGAGCCTGCACATCATCCCCGGTTTGTGCAGGGTGATGCGGAATAGAATCCTCCTCCAGTGGCTTGAAGCGCAGATTGTAGCTGATGACACTGTAGTGACGCCTGCCGCGACGCGCGCGGATGTGCTGACGGCGGTGGCGCGTGCGGGTTCGGCCCTTGGCGAGGTGCAGCGGATCGTCGCCGAAGCGCAGATCCTCTATCCGAGCACGGCGCGGGAGATCCGTTCCGGGCTTGGGGACGTGATCGCGGCGTGCCGGAGCGCGCAGGCGGGGCTGCAACCACTGGCGGAACGTCGGGATCGGGAAGTGGCGCTGGGCAGCCCGGCGGACCGAGAGCAGGCGGCCCCGGTGGCGATGCCCGAGCCACTGACGGGAGAGTGCCGCAAGCCGTGGTGGAAGGTGTGGAGGTAATGAGCGTCGTACCGAAAAATCCGTACGAAAATACTTCGCATGGAACGCGCTGTTTCCGGGCAGGGAAAAAAGAACTGGGATAACCTCTCTTCAAAAAGAAGGAGGAGCCGATGAGCGGGCTGCGAATTTTTCAGAACAGGGAGTTTGGGGCCGTGCGCGTGATCGAGTACGGAGGTGAGCCGTGGTTTGTGGCGCGGGATGTATGCGCCGTCCTCGGGACGGAGACGCGGGATCTGCCGGACATTCTGGAGCACGACGAGCAACGCCCTATTGTCGATATTATCCACACTCTGAATGATTCCACAGGATTGCGACGCGATAGCCGTATCATTTCAGAACCGGGCCTGTACTCGCTCGTCCTCCGGTCCCGCAAGCCGGAGGCCAAGGCGTTCAAACGCTGGATCGTGCATGAGGTTATTCCGTCCATCCGTAGGACGGGCGGCTACGGTGCCCTGGCGCTTCCGAACTTCAGGAATCCGGCGGAGGCGGCGCGGGCGTGGGCGGACAAGGAGGAGCAGCGGCTTCTTGAAGAGCAGAAGCGCCTCGCGCTGGAGCAGAGGATGGAGGAAGTGAAGCCCAAGGTCGTCTTCGCCGAGTCCATCGAGGTCGCCAAAACCAGTATCTCCGTCGGGGAAATGGCGAAGCTCATCAAGCAGGCCACGGGCTACGACATCGGGCAGAACCGCTTTTTCGAGTGGCTCAGGAACAGGGGCTACCTGCACAAGGATGGTTCCCAGACCAACATGCCTACCCAGAGAAGCATGGATGCCGGATGGATGGAGATCAAGGAGGGCACCCGCATCGGAAGCAGTGGGGAAAGTCACATCACCCGCACGCCGAAGATTACGGGCAAGGGGCAAATCTACTTCATCAACCTGTTCAAGAAAATGGTGGAGTCATGATCATCCGCTGCCGCCACCGCATCCCGTCGCCCGAGGCCGTGGGGTTCCTCACGGTGGAAGGGCTCAGGGAAGCCGCAGCGCGGTATCCGCACCTGCGGCCCTGCAAGAAACAAGGCTGGAGCTGGCTGTATCGGACGGCCTGCGCGAAGTGTGGAGACAAACTTGAAGTGCCGCTTGAAGGTTCGGCACGCGAACACGAAAAAGGCCCGCTGTTGGAGCAACGGGCCAAAGGGGAAAAGATGATGCAAGTTCATCAAAACGTTGAAAACAGTATGCCCGCAACCGGGCCTGCCGTCAAGGGAAAGGTGTGAATATGGGCGGCTATTTCAAGGTCTGGCGCAAGATTGAGGACTCGAAGTCGTGGAGCCGGGGCGCGCTGTATCGTGGGCTGATGATCACCCTTCTCCAGAAGGCGAACTGGAAGCAAGGATACTTTCACGGGCAGGAAATCCTGCCGGGGCCCGCTTGCCTGTTCCGGGGCTTCGCTGGCGAGCGAGCTTGACCTGTCGCGGTATCAGGTGATGCGGATGCTGGCGACGCTTGAGGACGACGGCTTCATCTCGCGCAAGACTTTCGGAAAAGTATGCACGTTGATTACCGTCGTGAATTGGCAGTTATACCAGTCTGCTACGGAAGAGGCCGCACAGCAGCCGCACAACGAGCGCACAAGCAGCGCACAGGTTCCGCACACGATAGAAGAAGGGAAGAAAGCAAGAAAAGAAATCCCTCCTGCATCCGCCGATGCAGCGGAGGAGCTAGCTTCCCTTTCGGGGAAGGAAAAGCAGGAAGGCGCAGGGGCGCGCACAGGTTCCGCACACGTTACGAATAAGGCCCCCAGATCTGCCGCATCCGCTACCGGGGAAGGGCCCGCACCTGAACCGGCGTATCGGACGGCGACCAAACGTGTCCTCACGGGGCAGCGGCTGGCGTGGTTCAACCGCGTGTGGTCCGCCTTCGGCTACAAGCGCGGGAAGGCCGAGGCTGCGGACGCCTTTCTGGACATCAAAGGACTATCCGAGTCCCTTGTGTCTGTTATTTGCCGGGCGGCCCAACAGGAAGCGGCGCGCAGGCCCGATCTTGTAGCGCGGGGCAAGACGCCGAAGATGCTGACGGGCTGGCTGTCCGGGCGGCGATGGGAGGACGAGGCGGACGCACCGCCCCCGCTTGTGCCGGTTGCGGCCCGTGGCCCTCTGCTTGGCGATCCCGTCATCGACATACCGACGCAGGCGCAGCGCGAGGAAGGCTGGAAGGCGGGCTTGTCGTTCATGGAGAAATGGCGGCATGGCGAGAGGCCGGACAATCATGCCAGACAGTTTGACCGCCGGAAGCCGCTGCCTATTCCGGCGAATTTCAGGAGCGTCCTGCAACGGGCGCTGTAGGAGAATATATGAGTGAAGCACTTACGGCGGAATCGTTATCCGGCCCTTTGCGCTCTGTCGCGGAACGCTTGGGAATGCCGTTCGTTTTCCGGCTGGTCGAGCACTTTGGAGGAACGACCGTGGCAATACCGTCCGGGAGTGCCGGGAAAAAACAGTATCGGCGTCTGTGCGCGGCGTTGGGGGATGAATCGGCCTCAGCGTTGTGCCGGGAGTTTGCGAGACGGGCAATTTACATCCCCAACCTCAAACAGGCGATGCTGGACAAGCGCAACTCGTCTCTGAATATGGAACGGGACGAACTGGCTGGAAGGGGGCACAGCGAGAGAACCTTGGTTGCCATCCTTGCCCGCAGGTACAGCCTCTCCGAGCGGCAGGTATGGCGCATCCTGAAGCAGCCGAGGACTCCGGGGGAGGCAACGCAATGAGCGATACCTGCACCTTTGCAGAATTCCTCGACCATTGTACGGGCAGGAAGGTGATGCCGCCCCCGGCACAGGCGAAGAAGCGGCCCTCCTGCCCTCCCGAGTCGGAAGAGCAGAAAGCCCTTTTCGACTGGTGGCAGCGAACGCCGTATGCCCGGCACTTCGTCATGTACCACATCCCCAACGGCGGGCGCCGGGACAAGATCACCGGGGCGCGGTTGAAGGCCGAGGGCGTGGTGGCGGGCGTCCCCGACGTGTTCCTTGCCTCGCCCCGGCAGGGGTTCCACGGCCTGTACATCGAGATGAAGCGCCAGCGCGGGGGGACGGTTCAGGCTACGCAGAAGGAGCTGATCACAGCGCTCCGTCAGGCCGGGTACCGCGTCGAGGTCTGCAAGGGCTGGTGGGAGGCGCGGGAAGTCATCGAAAACTATCTGACCGGGGAAATCCCCAAAGGAGCGTCCAGGCGTGTCGAGCCAGCAGCAAACCAGCAGCCCCTCGCGGATCGTCGAGGTCGTCGTGCCGTTCAGGGAAGATGAAAGCTTTGTAGACAGACTGGCCCGCGCCAATGCCGCCCTCGGCAGGGCTATCCATGCGCAACTCCCCGCGTGGGACGTCAAGCGCAACGAGATCGCCGTATTCGGGCCGCAACGGGCGCATCGCAACGGAAGCGTCTCGTATGTCTACCGGCTGGTCGAGGACCGCAAACCGCTGTTCGGCAAGGGAAGGGGGGCTGAAAGGGCGCTCATGAGGCACGAGATATGGAGTCAGCAACCGGAATCCGCAGCGCAGTAGGCTGGTGAAAGGTGGGTGATGTCGTGGAACTGATGGAAGCGGCCGTTCTTCTCGGCAACGGCGGGCAGCGGGGCGGAGCGGTCATGATTGCGGCGTTGGCCCGGCGCATGGAGGAGGCGCGGAAGAAACATCCGGTGTTCGCGGAGGGCAAGTACCATGCGCTCGGCGTCATCGGCGCGGAATATGAGGAACTCGTGCGGGCGGTGGAGCGCGAAACGCCGGAACGGGTACGGGATGAGGCGCTTGATGTGGCGGTAACCGCCTTGCGCCTCTGGGCGGGGGAAGAGATATGCCTGTGATGGCGATTGGGTACATTCCTCAACTTCTTTTCAGCCGCAAAGAAATACGGGATGCATTTCAAGTCGGGGATGACACGGTAACGCGCTGGATTGAACAAGGCGCTCCCATCGTAGTGGAGGGCAGGGGGAACAACGTCCGCTACTGTGCGGAGGTTGCAGCGTTGCAGGCGTGGAGGGTTGTAACGAATCGGGCGCAACGGAGCAAATCGTTGTGCCCGGAAAATCTTGTCAATCCCCCTGACGTACAGTCCCCGTACGGCTGACGTGCGGCTCACGCAAAGAAAGGCCAAAACCTCATGTTACGCTCCTGAGCAAAAATCAGGAGCGTTTTTTCATGTCCACTCTTCGTTTTTTCAAGCCTGAGGAATTCGCCTGCAAATGCGGGTGCGGGCGCGGGTATGACGACATGGACGCAGGACTCCTGCGTATGCTCGACGAGGCGCGTGCGCTGGCGGGCATTCCGTTTTCCCTCTCTTCCGCTTTCCGTTGCGCCAAGCACAACAAGGCGGTGGGCGGGGTGGCTGATTCCGCGCACACCCACGGCTATGCCGTGGACATCAAGTGCACGTCCTCCCACTACCGTTTCCGCATCATTTCCGCGTTGCTTGAGGCCGGGTTCCGCCGCATCGAGGCCGGGCCGACGTGGGTTCATGTGGACAACGATCCGGCCAAGCCGCAGGACGTCATCTTTTACGCTGCCGGGAGGGTGTATTGATGGATTTTTCCATGATTTCCGATTTCCTGAATTCCCAGACCGGATCTTGGGCTTTGTTCCTGTCCGCCGCCAGCGCCGTGTGCGCGTGGGCCGCCACGCTCATGCCCGCCCCTTCGGAGACATCCGGCGTTATCTATCGGTCCCTCTACAAGGTCATCAACTGGATCGGGGCGAACATCGGCAAGGCCAGAAACGCCGATGACGCGCAGAAGCAGAGGAAGCTCCAATGAGGGGGGACATGCCATGCAGACGTTCCTTCGCCTTCTGGAAGCGGTGGCGTCCCTCTGGGCTTCATTCCGCGCGTATGCTGAACGCCGCCGCGCTTCCGCTGCTCGTGATGCTCTGTCTGCCGCTCCTGTGCGGGTGCTCTGCGGCAAGCTCGGCGGACAGCCGGACAATCCCGCTGTCGCCCATACTGACGAGCCTGCGTCCGGTGACGCTGGACGGGATTGAAGGGGCATGGATGGACTGGCGCGACGCTCAGGCCCTTGCCGCGTGGATCGACGGCGTGGAAACGGCACGGTGAGCGACGATATGCAGATGCTCCGCGATCTCGGCGAAGTGAAGGCCGAACTCTCCGCAGTCAAGGCGGAACTGGCCGGGCTGCGCGAGCGCATCGACGATGTCGTCATCTCAAACCTGCGAGATCACGGCAAGCGAATGTCCATGCTCGAAACCCGTGTTGCCGCGCTCGAAGCCGCCGAGAACCGCCGGGCCGGGGGCATGGCCGCGTCCTTTCGCGTTGGATTGCGGGGTAACTATGAGGAAGCAGCGGTACGACTGGGAAACGATCAGGGCGGAGTATGAAGCCGGTTCCAGCATGGGCAAGCTCTCCGACAAGTACGGCGTGGACAAGGCCGCCATCAGCCGCCGGGCGAAGAAAGAGGCATGGGCTCAAGATGTCACGGGTGCCGTTGATCGGGCTGTTGACGCAAAAGTCAACGGCATCGTCAACACCGTTGACCCTGAAAAAAAGGCCGCTGCCATCGCTTCCGCCGCTGACGAAAAAGTTGCGGTCATTATCCGGCACCGCGAGGAGTGGGAGACACAACGGGAGCTGGTCACAACGGCCATTGAGAAGAACGATTTCGACAAGGCCAAGCTCGCCAAAATCACCGCCGAGACGCTCAAGATCCGTCAGGAGGCCGAACGCAAGGCGTGGGGCATCCGCGACGTGGACGCCCAGCCGGACGGCGGTGCGCTGACCGTGCGCATCCTCCGGGTGAGCGGGGAGTAGGGGATGGAGATCACGCTTCCTCACAACTGGCGGCCCCGGGACTATCAGATTCCCATGTGGCGGTACATGGAGCACGGAGGGCGCCGTTCCGTCCTGCTCTGGCACCGCCGCGCGGGGAAGGACGACAACAGCCTGCGCTACCTCGCCAGCGCCGCGATGGAGAAGACCGCGACGTACTGCTACCTGCTGCCCAAGGCCGTGCAGGTGCGCCGGGCCATTTGGGAGGCCGTCAACCCGCATACGGGCAAACGCCGGGTGATCGAAGCCTTCCCCGACGCCATCGTCGCCCGTACCCGCGACAACGAAATGACCCTCACCCTCGCCAACGGTTCCTCCGTCCACTTCCTCGGGGCGGACAACTTCGACACGCTGGTCGGTTCACCGCCCTACGGCATTGTCTTTTCCGAATATTCCCTGACCAACCCGTTGTCGTGGGCGTACCTTAAACCGATACTTGAAGAAAACGGCGGATGGGCCATCTTCAACTTCACCTCGCGCGGGCGGAACCACGCGGCCACGCTCTACGAGTACGCCGCAGGAGAAGAAAGCTGGTTCGCGCAGCGCCTCCCGGTGACGGAAACGTCCGTGTTCACGCCGGAGCAGGTGGAGGAAATCCGTAAGGAGATGCACCGCACCTACGGCGAGGAGGACGGCGAGGCGCTGTTCCGGCAGGAATACATGTGCGACCTCGACGCGCCCGTGGTCGGGGCCTACTACGGCAAGCTCCTTGCCCGGGCGGCTGACGAGGGACGCATCACCGGCGTGCCCTATGACCCCGCCGCGCCCGTGTTCACGGCATGGGACCTTGGTATGGACGATTCCACCGCGATCTGGGTGGCGCAATGCGTGGGCCGGGAAATCCACCTCATCGACTACTACGAGGCCAATGGCCAGCCCCTCGCGCATTACGCGGACTGGGTGCGCGGACGCAGCTACGGCAGGCCGACGCACTACCTGCCGCACGACGCCCGGGCGCGTGAGCTCGGCACGGGCAAGAGCCGGGAGGAAGTGCTTGCCGGGCTGGACATCGGCCCCGTGCTCGTCGTCCCCCAGCAGAGCGTGGCCGACGGCATCAATGCCGTGCGCACCATCCTGCCGCGTTGCTGGTTCGACCAGATCAAATGCGGGGCCGGTGCGGAAGCCCTGCGCAATTACCGCAAAGAATACGACGAGAAAAGGAAGGTATTTCATGGTCGCCCCCTGCACGACTGGACGAGCCACGCTGCCGACGCCTTCCGGTATTTGGCCTTGAGTTGCGGTCAGCATCAGAAGTCCGGTTCCAAGGGCTTCCGCCCAAGGAGGCGATAATGGCGAAGCACGATAACCGGATGCCTATTCAGACAGCCCTCGGCTACGTTGAGGAGGCGCGCGCCGCCTCCCGTGACTGGCGGGCCAAGTCGTGGCGCGACCATGAGATGTACGACGGCGACCAATGGACGCCGGAAGACCGCCAGCGCGCCGTCGACGCGGGCATCGATCCGCTGACCATCAACCGCATCTTCCCGGCCATCAACCTCATCCTCGGGTCGCAGGAGCTGAACCGGGCGAACATCATCGCCAAGGCCCGTACCGCCAAGGACGGGCAGATCGCGGAGATCATGACCGAGGCGCTGGCCTTCGTGCTTGACCAGAACGACGGGCAGTACCGCATCGGTCAGGCTTTCAAGGATGCGGTGATCCCCGGCATCGGCTGGCTGTACTGCGGGTTCAACAACGATCCCCGGCAGGAGCGGATCAAGCTCGACTTCCGCGACTGGAAAGAGGTGTTCTGGGACCCCTTCGCCTCGCCGTGGCTGGAATCGGACAAATGCCGTTACGCCTTCTTCCAGCGCTGGATGGACCTCTTCGACCTGCAATGCCTGTATCCCGAGCGGGAAAAGGAGATTGGGGAAGCGTTCTCCGGCCTGAGCGCGCACGATTCGGACTACTCCTACATGGACGACGAGGCCGACATCGTGGAGCAGGACAAGCGCGTCCTCGGGTCGACCCGCTGGTCGGACCCTGAACGGCGGCGCATCAGGCCCGTGCAGCTCTGGTATCCTGTACTTGAAAAGGCCGTGTTCGCGCTGTTCCCCGACGGGCAGTGCGTGGAGGTGAACACCAAACTGCCCGACGCGCAGGTCTACATGCTGGTGCGAAACGCCCAGCAGCTGATCACCACCTCCGTCCGCAAGCTCCGGGTGAAGACCTTCATCGGTTCCTATGAGCTGTCCGACGAGCCGTCGCCGTTCCCGCACGGACAGTACCCGTTCATTCCCTTCATCGGCTACCTCGACCGCTATTTGAATCCCTTCGGCGTGCCCCGGATGCTTTCCGGGCAGAACGAGGAAATCAACAAGCGCCGTTCCATGAACCTCGCCATGCTCCAGAAACGGCGCATCATCGTGGAGGAGGGCGCCGCCGATGACCTTCAGGAGCGAGCCCACAGGGCCGCCGGCGACTTTCATGACGAGGAAGGCGCCGCCGA